TACAAATAGATATAATGAAACTAAATGATGAAATAGCAAACTTGCAAGAAACGATTAACAACCTACAAAAACCAAGAAACAATTACAACATAGTAAACAACATACAAGAATTATTATTAGAAACAGAAGGTAAAGAACACCAAGAATTAATTATAGAAAGGTTACAAGCAGTTTATAGAATGAATAGAAACATTAAAATATAATATTATGGCAGATATAGCAAAATGTAATGATAGTTTATGCCCAGCAAAAGAATACTGTTATAGGTTTACAGCACCAGCATCAGAAATATGGCAATCTTATGGAATGTTTAATAGAGAAAGTGATGCAGATAATTGTGATATGTTTTATCCTAATGGCAAATGTAGATATTGCAATTTAGAAAATGATAATCACAAAATGAGTTGTCCAATAATGAAAATACAAGTGAACTTATGAAACAAGAAACACTTGAAGAAGCTGCTAAAAGAATGTATGGTAATGACGAAGATGGATACTATGTACAAAAAAGAGCTTTTAAAATTGGTGCTAAATGGCAACAAGAGAAGCAAGATGAATTTGCTATTGGATTTGCAGTATGGTGTATTAAAAAAAGAATAGACTTTTTTGATAGCACAGAAATTGGAGAAACATATACTATTGACGGGAATGTCAGTAAATATAAAATGAATGAACTATTAGAAATATATAAAAAAGAAGAAAACTTATGACACCAAAAGAGAAATATTATTATTAATATAAATATATTATATTTACATTATGAAAGAAATAAAACAATATCCAAATTATTTTGTAACTAAAGAAGGTTTAGTATTTAGTTCAAAAACAAACAAATTTTTAAAATTTTCTTATGATAAACAAGGTTATCAAAGAGTTGGTTTATTAGTAAATAATAAAACTAAAACTATAAAAGTACATAGGTTGATAGCTGAAACATTTATCATTAATACTGAAAATAAAAAAGAAGTAAATCATATAAATGGTATAAAATCAGATAATAGAATTGAAAATTTAGAATGGTGTACACGAAGTGAAAATTGTAAACACGCTTTTAAAATTGGATTAAAAATTATTTCTGAAAAACAAAAAAATAGATTTATAGAAATGTCTAAATCTCAAATAGGAAATAAAAATCCAGCAGCAAGAAAAATTATTAATGTAAAAACTGGAGAAGTATTTAATACAATAAAGGAAGTGTTAGAAATAATAAATTTAAAGAGAACTACTTTTCAAGCTATGTTAAATGGTCAAAATCCAAATAAAACAAATTTCAAATATTATGAATAATGCACAATATAGAGCAAACATACTTTACAATAAGTATAGTAAAGCATATAATAGATTTGTTGTAAGTGGTTATATTAAACAAGGTTTAGATGAATGGAAAGAAATAGCTACTGAATTAGGTAAGCTATATGAAGCAAAAGAAAGAGCAAAGAATTATATGAGATTGAAACAAGGATATAAACAATAAATAAAAACTATTATTTTTAAATTAATAATAATTTTTTTCAATTATGGAAGATAAAAGAAAATACAATGGTGGACACGCTAATAGTGGAAGAAAAGCTAAAGCAGAAGAAGTAGCATTAATTGAGAAACTAACACCATTAGAACCTTTAGCATTTGCAGCATTAGAAAAAGGATTAGCAAATGGTGATTTTAAATTCACACAATTATTTTATAATTACTATGCTGGTAAACCAAGAGAAACAAAAGATATAACTGTAAGTAATGAACAACCTATCTTTAATATTGATTTAGATGAAGTTTAAGACACTATCTTATGGAGTTTATATTAACTACTGCAATTAAAAAGTTATTGCGTTTAAAGCAACGTATTAAAGTTATTAGAGGTGGAACATCAGCTGGTAAAACATTTGGTATTCTACCTTTATTAATTGATAAAGCAATTAAAGAACCTAATTTAGAAATTAGTGTTGTATCTGAAAGCATACCACATTTACGTAGAGGTGCTTTAAAAGACTTCTTAAAGATTATAATGGCATTAGGTAGATATAATGATGCACAGTTTAATAAGTCTACTTTAAAATACACATTTGCAAATGGTAGTTATATTGAATTCTTTAGTGTAGACCAACCAGATAAATTAAGGGGTGCAAGAAGAAACATCTTATATGTTAATGAGTGCAACAATATAGATTTTGAAAGTTACTATCAATTAGCAATTAGAACATCTGGTGATATATGGTTAGATTATAATCCTACTTCAGCATTTTGGGTAGACAAAGAAATATTAACACAATCAGATGTTGATTTTATTACATTGACTTATTTAGATAATGAAGCATTATCAGAAACAATAGTTCAAGAAATAGAAGCAGCAAAAGTAAAAGCATTAACATCTACATATTGGTCAAACTGGTGGCAAGTTTATGGTTTAGGTCAAACAGGTAGTTTAGAAGGTGTATGTATTCCAGATTGGCAAGAAATAGATTTACCAACTGATGCAAGAATATTATGTTACGGAATGGATTTTGGTTATAGTAATGACCCAACAAGTTTAGTAACTATGTACAAATATAATGATGCTTATATATTTGATGAAGTAATTTATAAGAAAGGTTTATTAAATAGTGAAATATCAAATCTATTAAAAGCAAATAATGTAAACGAAATTGTTTACGCTGATAGTGCAGAACCAAAATCAATAGCTGAATTAAATAGTTATGGTCACAATGTATTACCAGTATCAAAAGGAAAAGATAGTATCTTATTTGGTCTTAATTTAATTAATCAAAACAAAGTTTATGTTACATCAAGAAGCAAGAACTTAATAAATGAATTAAGAAACTACATTTGGCAAACTGATAAAACAGGAATAAAAATGAATAGACCAATAGATGCATATAATCACGCAATAGATGCTATGCGTTATGCAATGACATCACAATTAGAAAATCCACATAAAGGAAATTACTTTATATACTAATGACATACGGACAAATAATAGCAGCTATTCAATGTTATATTCATCATATGACTGATAAAGAAGTTCAAATCAATTTACCAAGAAATGTAGGTGAAATAAAAAAGATGCAACAAATGTATAATATAGCAAGTGCTTACCTTTCGTAGTAACATAACTATTAAAATTAACGTTTATATTGACACAAAAAGTAATGGAAAAAGAAGAAGAAGATATATTCGAATACATAGAGTTTGAACCAGCAGATACAAGATATGAAATAATATCAATGTGCAATAGTGCTTTAAATTCAGTTGAAGGATTTGATACCGGAATGACTTCAAAAGAAGATACTTATAAAATAAAAGAAATAAGAAGAAAGTGTTTAGCTTTAATTGATTTACATATTGGAATGATATATGATGAAAACTTTGATGCGTAACTTATAAGTTACTATTTGTAAATGTTAAAGTTTAGTTAAAATTTGTAAATAGTTTTTTAGTTCATAAAATGTTTATATATTTGTACTCAGATAACAACAAATAAAAACAAATATTATGACAACAGAATTTAAAATAATAGGATTTACAGACAAGGTTAACGAGTGTGATTGTTGTGGTAGAACTCAATTAAAAGGTACTTACTGTATTTCTATTGATGGTAATGAATATTATTATGGTTCAACTTGTGCTACTAAAAAAGGTGTTAATAAAGTAGAATTGAAAAAAGAACTTTCTAATTATCAATCAATAGTTTTTTTTGTAAACAGTTTTATTTTTAGAACTGGTTTAGATATAAATAAAACTAATGAAATTTTAGAATGGGCATTAAATAATAAAGGTAAAAGTTTAAATGTATTTTTATAATAAAATGAAAACATATATGACAAAGTATTGCATAACTTACTGGACAGAAAGAAATGATGAAAGTACTGATGTAGAATTAATAGTATTTGCTTATAATGAAATAGATGCTATGAAAAAGTTTTACGATATGAATTTAGTTTATAGAAAAATAGAAAGTGTAGAAGAAATGGTTTAATTTAAAGTTGATAATGGTTGAAGAAAGACTTACAGAAATGTAGGTCTTTTTTTTGTTTAATACAATTTGCACTTAATTTTATTTTTAAATAAAAAACAATAACAGATAATGAAGTTACAGATTACAATACCAACAAGTTTATCAGAAATAACATTAGAACAATATCAAAAGTTTTTATCAATAGCTAAAGATAATCCTGATGGTGAATTTCTTCAACATAAAATGGTAGAAATATTTTGTGGTATAGATTTAAAGAATGCTGCTAAAATAAGTTTTAAAGATGTTAATGAAATAACAACTAACCTATCAAATCTATTCACACAAAAATATGATTTGAAAAGAACATTTAAATTAGGTAATACTGAATTTGGTTTTATAACTAACCTTGATGAAATAACACTTGGTGAATATACTGATTTAGATAAATACATAAGTGATTGGGATAAGATGCATAATGCAATGGCAGTATTATACAGACCAGTAACAAAGAAGTTAAAAGATAAATATCAAATAGAAGAATATAACGGAAGTTATACTTATTGTGATGCTATGAAATATATGCCACTTGATGTAGCATTAGGTGCTGTGGTTTTTTTTTACAATTTAGGCAACGAATTGTTGAAGTCTACGATACATTATTTGGAGAACAACAAGGAATTTCAGA